TAATAAACCCAGTCATTATATCGCCGAGGCGATTTACTTTATCGTCTGTTAATTCTTCTATTGCTGCCTGAACATTGGTTGACGCTGTAGTTAAATATGGAACAAAACTAACTTCTGTTGCAACGTGCGTGTGTGATATAGCAGCTACACCAGCTGTTGCTATTGAACGATTCACCCATTGATTTGTAATTGTGTCATATGATAACAAATCATAATTACTAACTCCTGTAGTTGCAACGTCTGTTAAGTCATTTAAACTAATTGGTGCTGTTGCGATAGCAGTGTCAACATATTGTTTTGTTGCAGCATGTAATGGTAATGTTGGATTTCCACTTAGTGTTAAAGTTCCCGTCATTGTATCACCAGCTTTTGCAACTTTGTTAAAGTCTAATTCTTCTATTGCTAATTGTGTTGTTACTGCAACAATATTACCTGCTGGCGTGAATGGTGTTTGAGAAGCGTTTTTGTTATCTACGTATTGTTTTGTCGCTCCATCAGAAGGTGCTAAGGGAGTTGCTAAATTAATAATTCTGTTATTGCCAACATCAAAATTTCCTGTCATAGGAACAGAACCGTCAGCCAACAAGTAACCGGCAGCAACACTTGTCCATATTGTACCATTCCAAATCAAAACGTTTCCTGTGTTTGTATTATACCAAAGATGCCCGATGTTCGGTAGTGTGGGAGATGTTGGTGATACAGTTATTTGGACTGCATCCCAACTACTACCATTATAAACTTTCATTGTATTGTTTGTTAAATCATACCACAATTGTCCTGACGTTGGGAAAACAGGAGGAATTGTTGCTGCAAAATTTTCAAGTAAGAATACTTGGTTTTCAGCAAGAATTTCGCCGTAGTTTGGAACTCTTTTGCCAGGTAACCTTAAAGAGGTATGTGCTGCGGTGTTTACAGGTAAGGGGTTGTGTGGATTTTGTGGTCCATCAATAGTGGACGGTTTGATTACAAAAGGTGTCTTTGGACTTGTTAAATCAAATGTACCTGTAAAATCAATAATATAATCCGACATCGCTTTTTCCCTTGTTTATATAATATTTATTTTAGATTTTAATAATTTTATTCGTTACAATGTACGGCTGCATGATATTCATAGCAACATTACCACCTGTTGTTCCAGTATTTGATGGAACAATATTACCAGTTCCCAAAGCACCAGCACCCGTATTTAAAGCACCAAAAGAGTGATTATGTGCTAATAGTTCGTTTATGTTTTGAGCATGAGACGATTCTCCACCAATCGTACCAAACGCTCTAGTACCACTTGGTGTGTATGTAACTCTGAATGTACCTGAACCAGTGGTTGTCAAATTGATTGGATTTTGATTTTGTGCATTTGCTAACGAAGAAGCAAGTTGTATTTCTGTTGCTGAAATACGAATAATCCAGTATGTTGTGGAATCAACCAACGGTGCTGGTGATGTGCCAGAAATAACATTAAAGACAACTGGCATGCCTGTAATCCATTTGTCAACATTAGAAGGAACTGTTATTCTTTCGTTTGTTATGTTAACAGCTGTGTCTGTGAAATTATCAAATTGACCAGCAGCGCTGCCTGCTCCAATGAAAGTTCTTTGTCCGGCGTTTGGTAAGCCCAACGTTTTATTTGCTGTCCAGTCAGCAGCAGCAGAAACGCCTCTTCCACCAGAAACGGGCGCGAGTTCTTGCGATAGATTCCATAACAAGTTATATAAGTTTTGATATAACGCTCCTGCAAACGTTGCTCCAGAACCTGTATTGCCAATCGTGTTTCCGTTTAATAGTAACCAGCCAGCTGGTGCTGTTGTGCCTAAATAATCAAGTATTGCACCGGTCGGAAAAACTGTAACAGAAGCAGTTGCAGCGTCAACATATGCTTTTGTGGCTGCATCTTGGTTGTTTACTGGATCAACGACATTAATAATGTTGTTGTTTCCCATATTAAGGACACCGCTCATTGTGTCGCCAGATTTGCTTACTTTTGTAGTATCGCCACTGTCAACATATGCTTTTGTGGCTGCATCTTGGTTGTTTACCGGATCAACGACATTAATAATGTAGTTGTTTCCCATGTCAAGAACACCGCTCATCGTGTCGCCAGTTATATTAACATATCTTTGATCAAATTTATTTTGATTAACAATTTCCCAAACTGTTCCATCGTAGACACGAAGAACGTTTACTGGAGCACCAGAAACGTCAAACCAGAGATCTCCCACAGTTGGATTTTCGGGTTGCGATGAAGAAGTAAAAATGTTTGTATTTGCTCTCCACTCCGTTCCTGTCCATACAAGCAAACGAGAAACAGGCGATGCATTTGGAGGTGTTGTTGATGTTCCTGAAATACGTTTAAGCCACGATGAGGGTACTTGACGATATAAAGAATCATACCTATATAAGGTGTTTGGTTGTATTCCTGGAAGAGATGGTGTTGAGCTTGTATACCAATAGTCACCATCTGATGGTGTTAATGGTGGTGTGTTACTACCTACTGTATTGCCGTGCACATTAATTGTTATGTCTTCCCATATTTGTCCAGTAAAATTCCAACGCCACCATGCTGTGCCTGGTTGTAAAATATAAAGTTGTTGTTCGTACCAAAGCTGTCCTTCTATTGGAAAAGGTGGTGGTGTTGCACCTGCCCAATGTTCAGTTAAGCGGAGCTGATTTTCATTGACAGCTTCTCCCCATTCAAGTGTGCTTCGACCATAAATTCTTAACGAAGAATTTGCTGTATTTCCTCCGGGACCATTAAAATCGCCAGTGTTTACTATAAATGTTGGCTTAAGTGGATCCGAAAAATTAATTGTATATGACATTTATCACTCCATTAAAACTTTATTATTTTATTTAAAACAATATACGGCTGCATATTATTCATAGCAACGTTGTTGCCTACAATTGATGTAGTCGTTGTACTGATGTTTACGAAACGTGGTTCTTGTGGGAAATTTTTTGGGTTCAATGTTGCAACTTGTGGCAAAGTTTGAAAAATACCAGGAAACGTGTGTGCATGTTTCAAAATTTCGTTTATGTTTTGGGCATGAGACGATTCTCCGCCCCGTCCACCCAATAATCTTGAATCTGTTTGATATGTAATGGTTGCTGTACCTGTACCAGTTATGGTTTGTGCTATATTGTTTTGAGCATTTTCTAGTGACGTTGCAAATCTAATTTGATTGTTATTTACACGAATAATCCACCATGACCCATTCGTCAAACCACTAAAACCACTAACGTTTGATACAATAACAGGCATGCCAGTAATCCACGTATCAGTATTTGATACTACACTAACAGCGTTGCCGATTGCAGGTTGCGAAACCAAATTTTCAACAAACGTTGCAGGTCCCACACCAACTCCAACACGACCTCTTGCGTCCGGAAGATTAAATGTTGTTGATCCATCACCACTTCCGTACGTTACACCTATTACAGCAAACAAGTCGGCATATGTTGTGCGTGACACAGCTTGTCCATCACAAATCAACCATCCTGCGGGTGCAACCGAACCACCATAATCTACAATCATTCCTACGGGAAAAATAGTATTATTCAAAGTATTAATCAGATTATCAACATATTGTTTTGTTGCTGCTTCGTTTGGTCCAGCAGGAGGACCAGATAATGTTAAAGAGCCGGTTAATACACCACCCGTTAAGTTTAATTTTAATGCGTCTTGGTTATCAACATATTCTTTAGATGCTGCTGCTGTTGCAGATGGCGTCGGTGGTAATCCAAGCACTTGACTACCTCCTGACATGGTTAGATTGCCTGTCATTGTATCGCCAGTTATATTAACATACACACTATCTACCAATGGTGTAATATCAGTTGTTGTTACCGGTGATGTTCCTGTAACGTTTCCTGTGTTGTTGGTTGTGATTTTTACAAATTGATTAGTTACTGGTATACCAACATTTGGTGTTAATGATTTCCAAGAAGCTTCTGCTTCATTGTATATTAAAAAGTCGTTACGTGGATTGTCAGAAAGTCCTGGTGTTGTTGTTTCAACTCTGTAATTTCGCTCTAACCAAGCAAACGTTGTTTGTTTGTATTGTGAGTCATACCGATATAAAGTTGATGTTAATATATTATAAACATAGGATCCGATTGGTGCGGAAGGAGGTAAAGGACCATTAATTACTTCTACGTTTGCACTAATTTCATCCCATGAATTTGTTGTAAAATTATATCTATAAAACGATGTAGCCGGCGCTGAAGGTGCTGGAAATAAAATTACTGATGAATTCCTCCAGTAAATTTCTTCTTTTACCCAACTTTGTCCGTTGATTGGGTTAATTGGTGGAGTTGCACTTGCCCAGTTTTCAGCTAATCTGAGCAGGTTTTCGTTGACCGCTTCACCCCACTCTTGAGCATTTCGTCCATATAGTCTTAAAGAAGAATTTACACTTATCCCACCAGGCCCATTGAACGAATAGTCCGAAATGCTAAAACTTGGCTTTGTTAGATCTGAAAAGTCGATCTGATATGCCATAAAGTTCTCCCATATAAATAATATCTTATTTATTTATATAGAAAAATTGAAGAAAAACTAATGTTCTTTAGACAGGTGGTAGTTCAGGTTTGTGGTAGTTTATATGTTTAGTTCTGATACTATTCTCCGTATTTTCTCGACAATTTTAGGATTGTTTTTTCGTTTTTCTATCCAATAGTCTGGTCTAATAAACGTTTCTAGTAAAATTTTTTGTTCTTCGGTGGCTTCTCTTTTGTATTTTTCTTTAAACTTTTTACTTTCTAGTAATAGCCAAGGCGATAGTTGCCTTGTTCTTAACATATGTAAGATTTCATTTATTGAAATAGCAGAAAATATATCAGATATATCAACATCCAACGCAGACGCCTTTGCAACTAAACTGTCAATAGAAATTTTTACTTTTTTAAGTGGTGATAATTGATTATCTAAAAATTCAATATACAGACTATAGACCTCATCAGTTTTCCACAATGATGGTGGTAAATCTTTTTCTTTCATTAGCCATAGAAACTTTTCTACGTCGGGCAACTTTACTGATTTTACAAATTTAGCAAACTCAATAAAAGTTCTGTAGTATTTGGAGTGAGCAAAACTTTCTGGTCTTTTTACAATTCTGTTATATGTTTTCATCCACATTACATAATAATTCAGTGCTGCTTGACCTATTGGCGTTTGCAGTTCTTCAGCACGAATCATATCTTTGCACTTGTGTTGAAGAAACATATTTTCTCTAACAAAAAGCTTAGAGCAATATTTGCATTGATATCTCGGAGGTGTATAAGAAGATGTTTTTGCCACAAAAGTCATTAGCATAGATTAAAACATTTTTTGGTGTGTTGGAGTTATTCTTTTAAATATTTCAGACGTTTTTGTTTGTTCATCAATGCGACTTAGTTGTTTTTATAAAACTTCTTTCAGTCTTCAAAAGCATCTCCAAACTTCCCTTTACTTGTTTTGTGTATGTTGTTTGCTTGTCCTTCGTCTTTACTATTGTTTTTTCTAACATTTTTTACTCCCCATTCTTTACTTATTTTGTTAATATCTTCTTCTTGTTTTCCTAACTCTTCAGCACAATAAACAACATCGTCATACGACATCAAAGCCAACGCTTCCGTCCCTTGTTTTTTGGAATAATTGTAATATTGACAAATTACATCGAGCGATACAGGTTTACTATTCACCGTTTTTGTTGGTAATTTGTTCCAATAATATTTTTGTGATCGCCCACTACAAGCAATTGTTAATAAATCAAACAACAATTTTTTGTGTTGGTTTCCTAAGTTAAAGATACATTGATTAACAATTTCATTCAACAAATAAATTTGTTGTTTATTTGTTGTTCCTGAAAGCCAACGTTGAACAACAAACGGAATAAACTCTTTTACTTCTTGTTCTGAAAGAGTTTCATAATAAGTTATATTTTTTTTACTTATTTCGCCCAGCAACTTAAATAAGTCTAATCTTCTTTCTGCCATTTTGTTAGCGCAAATTTTTTATTACAAAACTTACATTCAATGTGATCACCTTTATGAACTAAATGTTCATAAGGATGAACACAATCTCGAACCATTTTATTTCTTAGAGTTGCAATTTCGTCTACTAAAGGAATTTTTTTAGTTTCCAATTCAAGAATTTTGTCTTGAATTGGTTTTAGTTCGGCAATTGCTTTTACGAGATTGTCCATCATCCTATGAAATGACATCTTTTCACTTCGCGTTGCATAGTTTGAAATTGCCTCCAAATCCATTCGTATTTTTTGTTCTTCAATTGTTTCGTTTGGTTGTTTTCTTTTCTTAGGCATTAACGTTCCCCAGTTGAATAAACATTGATGCGGCATTAATTTCCGGATCCGCAACAATTGAGTGTTTATATAAATGTTCTGCTATAATTACGATGCCTTGTTCCCAAGATTCTTTATTTGAAAACTTAGGACAAGCATTCAAATTTTCATACATAAAACGATACAAATCAATCCATTCTTCTCCTGTAATACTTGCACAAATTGTTTTTCTTATTTCTATCCAATCATTACGATTTAACATTTCCAAAAGGTTGAATTTCCAATCACCTCCAGCAATATTTTCATCGTTGGGCGATTGCAGTTTTTCGCCAATTGAATATTGTTGCAAACTATTAACAATTTTTCTTACATCAGGATATCCAGCTGCAACAAACTTTTCAAGAACTTTTTTGGAAAATTTAATTTTTTGGTCAACAAGAATTTCAGCACAATAGAGTGTTATGTCTTGTTTGTCCATTGCTTTAAATGTAAATTTTTGACATCTAGATTTGATTGGTTCTATAATTTTATAATCATAATTACAAGTTAAAATAAAACTTGTAGTGTTAGCATATTGTTCCATCAAGTTTCTTAAAATTCCTTGAGCGTTTCCTGTTAAGTAATCGGCCTCATCGAGAAAAACAACTTTAAAAGAACCCATAGCATATGTCGAAACAAAATTTTTAATTTTTTCTCGAATTGTATCTACGGAATTTTCATCAGAAGCATTAAGAAAAAGAACATCGTTTTCGTCAACGCCAGTTTCTTTAATGAGAATTTTTGCTAAAGTAGTTTTTCCTGTTCCGGCAGTTCCAGCAAAAAGTAAGTGGGGAAGCTGACGATTGTTAATCATTTCCCTAATTGCTGCTTCTTGGTGTTTGTCTTGAAAAATAAAGTTTTCAACTGTAGAGGGTCTATATTGCTCAACCCACAACTTGTGTCGTTTTTCCATGCGATCTCCAAATATATTAGTATAAGTTTATTATACCTGTGGTGACAGTATAAATCAACTTACAAATAATCGGAGACGTATATGTGAAGACCCTTTTTCCTTAAAAAAGTTTCGATTGTTGTCAACAAGTTTCTTTCTTCGCCTGATAAGTTACCGTTTTTTTGTTTTAATTCTCTATAATAATCGAGAATGGTTTGTAGGTCATTTTTTTCGATGTTTAGCGTAGAAAGAATTCGCGATCGTTCGTTCTTTGGTGTTTTTGTTTGGTTCTTTGTTTCTTGCGAAACAGCTTGTTGTTTATCTACTTGTGGTTCTACTTGTGGTTCTACTTGTGGTTCTACTTGTGGTTCTACTTGTGGTTCTACTTGTGGTTCAGACTTTTTCGAAAATTCAAAATCGAGAGGTTCCAATTCTTTTGTAGTTCTCTTTTCCATTTCAAACTTTTCAGCTGGTACTTCTGAAATTTCTGGTTTTTTACTTATTGCTTCTGAAGGTTCAGAATTTAGTGGTTTTAAGTTTTCGACAGATATATTTGCGTGCTTAACATTGTTATCTTTTTGATTAAACAAAAGCTCTGGCTTTTTGTTTCTTTGTTCCAAAGCAATGTTCAGAGCAAGCGTTAACGAAACAGCCAATGGATCAAAAGCAAAAATAATTAATAAAATTAAATATTTTGTTGCATCGTCTGTACTTAAATTAAGAGACTTTGCAATGTAAATAATTGGACCTACATGTGCTTCTTTTTCAATTTGTTTTTGTTTTAGTTGAAGAATTTCATTATCCAATTCACCAATTCGTAGTGTTATTTGCTTTTGTTCTTCTTTGTATTGTGATACTAAACTTTCACGACTTCTGCGTGTTTCTCTTAAGGCACGGACAGCATTAACATCAATCTTGTCACCATTTTGAAGAGTGTTTATGGTTGGACCGCTAGCAAGCAAATCATCAATTTGTTTTTTCCGTTCCAAAGCTCTTACTTTTTCTTCTTCATATAATGTTAATTGAGAGGCGATTTGTTGAAGAGGCAACACATCTTGTTGATATCCTGAACTTAAAAAACCAAAAATACCTGTAGATGTAATTAACATTAAAACAAGAATGCAGACGAACAAATACGACTTTAACAATAAATTTGTTTGTTTCCAATAACGATATAGGTATGATGCTGCAACAAGTTTCCCAGCTTCAAGAGCACCGCCCATAATTACAACAGACCAAAAAACACCGGCAAACGTATTTGCTAAACCAAAAACACTAAAGAATGCTGCTGAACCGGCAATAGCAAACGCCGAGAGTCCTAATATTAAAATAAAAATCATTTATTTTCTCTTCAAATTATTCTGGAAGTTTATATCCCAAAACTTGATTTTGATCGGTGCGCCAGAAGGTTTGGCCGTCAAATCTTGATCCTTTTGTCCAACGAAGAGGTGCTATCAATACTTCACAACCCTCTTGTTTGAGAACTTCATCGCATTCAGGGCCGGCAGAAATTACTTTAGCCCACCTTGCTTCTTTTGCGCTGCTGTCGTAATGTCCAGGAAGTATGAATCCTGAAGAAGTTTTGGAGATGAATTGTCCTTTACTATCAATATCATCAACAAATTGAAATATAATATGGTTTCTAATTGCACGCAATTTCATATTAATTTTCCTTATGTTTTTTGGGTTTTGTTGGTTTTTCTTCGACGGTTGGTTCGCTTACAGTATCATTAGTTTCCAACACTGTTGGTTCTACAGACACATCGGGAAGTTCAACCATAATTTTTTCAGGGTTAATCTTTTTTAATCTTCTTTGAAATTTTTTATCGATAAAATTTTCTCTTGTTTTAACTTCTGTTTCAGGGGGCTTTTTTGCGATTTGTTGTTTGATACGCAAAAGATCAAAATCAATTAATTCGCCCCTTGCTGTTCTAACTTTATTAGGCATTATTTTTCTCCTATACTCATTTTTGTTAGAGTATTATTTAGTTAATTGCTGGACGTCTAAAGAACATTGGATTTTCTTCCGACAAATGTATTATTTAATAAAATCATTTATGTCAAAATTGTATGCATAGCTATCAACATCGTGCAGGCCAATTACATATAACACATATGAAGAAACTGATGAACCACGACCTACACCCCAGACAATATTTTTTTCTATTAAAGTATTTATTATAAAAATAATCGTTTGTAACACTGGAAACAAATGTTTTTTGTGGTATAACACAAGTTCTTTTGCTAATCTGGTTTCACGACCAAGAGTTTCTTCGCTTGATAAATTTTCAATAATTTTGGTGTGTTTTGTTGCAACATACTCAATTACATTAATATTTTTATATTCTTCTGGTATTATCCATTGTTTTTTTGGGATTTCACAACTATTTTTTACTAAAAGTTGTTTTTTGTTATCAACATTTTTGTTGTAACGAAGCGTTTCTTCATTGTGATAGTTAACATATTTAATATCATATAATGATATTAAACTATCAATTTCTGATGGATCAAATGATGATATTCCATCAAACCACAACGTTCTGTCCGCTAATTTTGTATTAAGTGAATGAACTTTTGTATGGTTTTCCATCTGTTGTATCCACAGCAGGTGTTTTTGCAGGTATTCCTGAATCTGGAGACCCAAACAAAGGATTAATAGTAGACGGACTTGGTTGTGGTGGAACAGGAAGATTTGATGGTGGAAGAGGGAAATTGTTCGGTTCCATCATACTTCTCTGTACTGGTCTTGGCTGTTGCGGTAATGTATTCTGTGTTTCGGTTATGCTATCAATTTTTTCACGAATACGTTTCCATTGTGTGGGGGAAGGTGTCCAGTTTTCATCCTGCATTTCTTCAACGCCCTCTAACCACATCTTGAAATCTTTAATTGTTATTTGTTTATCGTTTGCCATTTTTATGTTCCTGTAATGTCACTAACAATCATATTTCTTAAATACTTATTATAACTATCAGACGGGGATATGTTTACCCACGAGTCACTAGATATTGGATGACATAACATTTGAAATTTATTTAAAGAAGGGGAAATGTGTTTATATTCTGGAAAATAATTTGTTACGGAAATTGGTGCTCCAGCATGGGAACCTTTTTTTGGTCCATATATAAAAGCTGTGAATTCCATTCCTAAAATTTCTTTTATTTCAGCAACATCAAGTTGAGATGTTTCTTTATCATAAATTAAAATATTCCAATGTGAAGGAACAACAAAACGATAACCAAGAATTTCTATTTCAATTCCTGGACATATTGTTTCTTCAATCACTGAAAGAGGTGATAAAGTAAAGTCCATCATAGTAAAATCAAGAACCCAAATGTGGGTCGTTACTATTGGAGTATTTACGCTATCAATTATGATTGGTTGTGAGTTTTCGTCAAAAATTAACATATTGTAGTTATTTTAAATAATAATGTATTTTATACAATTTCTTTTAATTGTTCAACGTATTTTATTTTGTGTTTTTTATACGGATAATTTGCTTCTTTATAATATTTTATTCGTTCTGTAGTATGTCGTTTACTATACTTCATATCGCTACTAACATCTATAATATTGACAAAATCTTTATCTTCCGCTTTTCTTAAACCTCTTCCTACCGCTTGAATTACTCGGATAAATGATTTGCCAACATCAATCAATATTAAATTAAAAATACGACGAATGTTTAATCCTGTTCCTGCAATATGAACAGTTGCAATAACAACAAGATTATCATTGTCTTTAAATAAATCATACACATACTGACGCTGTTTTGTATCTTTTACGTCTTGACCGTTAATAAAAACCGAATTATTGATATATTTTGCTAGTTTTCTTCCAAAAGAAATACTATCAACAAGACACAATGTATTTCCTTTTTTGTTATCTCTCTTTTCCTCAATCATATTTGCTATCCAACGAATTCGTTTATCTTGTTTTTGCAAATATGATTTTTCAGCGGAAAAATCAGGAAAATATTGTTCTTTAAACTCTTCATAAGAAATTGGATCACCAACACATTCATCTAAAAATTGTCGATAATCTTTTTCGAGATTTTCTTCGAGCTGTAAGATATCGATTTGAAGGTTAGCAAGAACACCTTGATTAATTAAGTGATCTGCATTTACAGAATAACGTACAGGACCTACAGCAACTTTTACAGCAAGTTCATCCGTTTTTTCTTTTGGCATCGTTCCTGTGAAACCAAACCTTAAAGGAATATTAGCAGCGTGGTTTGTTAATATTTGACCAAGAACGTTCCCTTTCAACCCGTGACACTCGTCAACAATTACCATTTGAAAGTGTGCCACAAGACTTGGATTATTTTTTAATGCTTGCCAAGTTGATACAACATGTTTATGTTCTATTGTTTTGTATGCTCCACTATATTCGCCTGTGTCAAGTTTGCAATTGATATATTCATTTTTTGTTTGTTTAATTAAGTCTTGGTTTGGTACGATTGTAAGCGAACGGATATTATATTTGTCGTATGCTTTTACGAGAGCAGAAGTCATTAATGTTTTACCGCTTCCTGTAGAAGCAACAACAACACCGTGACCTGCTTCAATTAAGCTATTGACAGCATCCACTTGGTGCGGTTTAAGAATGATTGGTTGCTGTGTATCTAAATGTAAAATGTCTGAAAAAATATTTTCATTAATTTTTTCAGGCAAAGGAACCTCTGTCTTTCTGTTATCTTCAAGACGAATTTTATATCCAAGTTTTGATATTTTTGGTAAAATTTCTTCTGCAAGATACAGATAAGTTTTTCCCGAATTTGAATTTTTTGCTGTACGTTGAAAAAAACGTATTTTTCCATCCCAACGTCCAAGCTTAAATTTTGGGTTAAAAAAATAATTGGGAGCATACAGTCCATACATATCATAAAACATTTCAATATGTTCAGATTTAAGACCGATCACTGCCATAAACACTTCATCTAAAATCCTTACAGTTACTTTCATGTTTTAAATTACTCGATCTTGTATGTTATTAACAAAATGTTCAGTCATATTTCTTAATGTATATCCTCTTGTTTGAAAACAATCACACACACTTCTATATAAGTTTACTACATGTTCTATTTCAATTACGAGTTCGTGAATTGCAAGGTATGAAGGTTCCGAATCAATATAACTATCTCTTAATCTATCACCAAGATCAAAACTATAGTTTTCTTTATATTTTCGTGCTAACGTGCTGCGAATTTTATCTTCTTGCATTTTAGCAAACTTTAACAAAGTTTCGAGCTCAATTCTTTTTTGTTCATAGTAGAAAGGCCAAGCAACTTGTTCTCTGTCAATTTGTTGAAGTGTTTTGCCCTGAAATGTTAAGATTGCTTCTACTTCTTTAATTGAAGCACGATATTCATCCAATGTTAATAATAACTTCTCAGGATTTTTGAAAAGATTGGCTGGCGAATCCATAAGATTTTTATTGTTTAGTTTTGGTTTGTGTTGTTTCAAATAATGCTAACATTCGTAGTTGTTCAGGAGTTAGTTGTTCTCCCGTAAAAGTTGGTGTAAATATTTTAACTGAATTTGTCTCGGATGGTTTCTCTTCAATTAAATTCGCAAGTTGTGTTGTGATGTTGTTTATATTATCTGTTGTATCCGTATTTGTTGTTTCTTGTTGAGACGGTTTAAGATATATGGTTGGTATACTCGTTTGAGTCTTTTGTTGGTTTTTTAGTCTTTCTGTTAAGTAAGCAAAAATAATTTCTTTTGGTGCAAAGCATAATGTTACTGGTATTACAATTTTAATTAGTCGTTGCACACTTACTATATCTTCATTATCTTCTGTGGGAGCAAGTTCTTGAAGAAAGTCTGGAACGTTATCGACGTCATGTGTTACCAGTGCGCTAATTAATAAAATTCCTTCCCTTAAGTCAACTGTATACCATTCTGTTTTTTCAGATTGTGTGTTAAGGAATTCGGCTAGTATCGGAAAGAGATGTTCTTGTAGTACGTGTTTTATAACAGACGTTTGTCTATCGTACTCGTGGTCTCTTAACAGAATCATTTCAACTAATAATTTTGTTTTGTCAAGTTGTTCTTTTTTCATATAAAATAAATTTTCCTTATAAATTCATATAAGTAATACAAATCTATAGAACACCAACCAAACTAGCTGGTGACTGGAAAATTCTGAAAACCGACTCATCTGGAACCGGAACCCGATATTTCAATTTCGAGTTTTTGACCCAAGAATGTAGCTCTTTCCAAGTCTCTACCAAAGGTATCTTGGTTTCCTTCCATAGGTCCTCTAGATACGATACTGCTGGTAGTTTTGGATAGAACTGTTTGTTCTTGAGTATCACAAGCCGGTAGCCTCGTTGTGCAATCTCAGTACTTGCGGCTATCGGGTCTGGTAATTCGGGATGCAGAATGTTTCCTATGGTTGAGGAATATGCTGCATTGATTTCATATAACTTAAAGTATTTGGCTAGAATTGATATTAAAGTTGTTTTCTTCCATTGATTTTGTGTTAAGCGGTTGAAGTTCTTACCTATCCTTTTATCGCCTTGTTTAAATTTTAGCTTTTCAATGAACAGTTTATCAACCCGCAAATGTTGTAACCACTTACCTATTGCATGCCCAATTTCTCTTGTTTCATGTTCAAGTTTTGAAGCACTGGCATTTTTCCCAGTCAGTGATTTCAACGAGAACAGCTCAGTTTCAATCAACTCTGTTCCATTAAAAACCGAGACGCCGATGTAGTTTGGATTCATATCAATGCCTGCATATCTATTCTTGATTGGCTTTGGAATCTTTCTGATTAAGAAATTTATATTGGTTATAATGTATTTATACAATTTCAGTTTTGCTTCTAATAATAGTATTTACTAAACTACCGCTTGTATTAACAACTTTTGAATTAATAAAGCAAAGTTATAACTTTACGATACTCAAAAACATTTGAATAGTCAAGCGTTTTGGTGTTAGCATTCGAACTTGTCATTTCCAGTAACAGCAATTCGCAGATTTTTTTAGTCTAAGATTAAACTAATAGACTGTTTATGATCAATTCGTGTAATTGTCTCAGCGAGCAGCCCAGATATTGATATTTGTTCAATCTTTGGATTATTTTTCATACTATCAGGTAATTTAACACTATCAGTTATAAACAACATTTTTAGTTTTGAGTTTAAAATGTTTTCGTTTGCTTTTCCCGATAATACACCATGTGTAACATATGCAACTACTTGCTTAGCACCCTTTTCTATCAAGGCATCAGCAGCTTTACCAAGCGTTCCAGCAGTATCGACCATATCGTCTATAATAATACAAGTTTTGTTTTCAACATCACCAATAATGTTCATTACTTCAGAAACGTTTGCGTTTGGTCTTCTTTTATCAACAATTGCCAAATCAATATTATCCAGATGTTTGGCAACTGACCTGGCTCTTGCTACACCCCCAACGTCTGGGGAAATAATAATTGGATTTTCAGATATCCAGTTTTTATAAATCGATGCAACAAATAAATGTGTTGCTGAAATATTATCGACAGGGATTTTATAAAACCCTTGAATTTGTGTAGCGTGTAAATCGACAGTAATCAAGTGATCAATACCAGAATACTGCAAAATATCAGCAACAACTCTTGCTGATATTGGGACCCGTGAATAACCTGGTCTTCTATCTTGTCTCGAATAACCTAAATATGGAATTACAGCAACGACTCTTTTTACACTAGAACGCTTGAGAGCATCAGCAAGGAGTGCCGTTTCCATTAACGAATCGTTACAAGGCGGCGAAATGCTGGAAACAATAAAAGCTCTTTGGCCTCTTACGTTTTGTTGAATTTCAATTCGTGTTTCGCCATCACTAAATTTTTCATTAATAAATTTACCTACATAAGTTTGGGTTCGCTCAATTTCTGTTTTAAGATGTTTACAAATTCCATCTTTTATAGATGAAGAAACGTTTCCAAAAAATAAAACGCTCATGGTTATAATTCCTTTATTTTCTTAATTAGATTATAAATACAGTAACAATAAATGTCAAGGAGATTTTATTATGAATTTACAACAACTACGCGAGCTTGCAGGTATTAAAAGAAATGAAGATGAAATTCTTTTGGATGAAGCAATTGAAATTCCAGAAAATATTACTTTAGAAGAAGTTAATAAAATGTTTGATGCTGCAAAAAAAGCTCTTGGTCTAGCCAATAAGTTACGTGACCCGGATGAAAAGAAAAAGCATATGAGCCAAGTAATGAGCGGACTCAATAAAATTAGAGCTGCGGTTCAAAAATTATCTAAACAACAATAACTTTTTTATTAATTGTTCAACATTACGCACTTGAACTACCGCTTAAGCGGTAGTTCAGTTATGCGGTAGTTCATTCAAATTTCACTGTAGTGCCATGTGGCGCAACAACATTAGTCTTATAAGCGAGCCAAAGAGTGGGAGCATAGTCAGGATCCCCCCATGTACTGCACTCCATGTCAGTGAAACAAACTAATTGCTTGGGCACAATTTCTTCCCCTTTCAGAAATTCCCAGATGCAATTGAAGTCTGTTCCTCCATCACCTTTAATTTCATAATCGTAAATTTCATGGACATTTTCCTCGGTGAACGTCTGGCGGTTGTAGACTTGAGTGTCAAAAGATGCAACGTTAATTTTAAACGAAGCGTGCTGTTGCATAATGCCAACTACTTCTGACATGAATACCTTCATTTCGTCGGGTCCAATGGACCCAGACGCGTCCAAGAATATATCAGCTTCTACTGTAGGTTCGCGTTGCATTGAAGGAAGAACTGCATCACACAACCAACCACGACGATTCGGGCGCATATAGGTGAAATCATTCTTAATTTGAGATTCAATTTGTTGAACCAAGAGTTCTTTCCAGTTCATCTTGGGTTCTGTCAAATCCTTGATCAAGCGACGGACACCAAGGGGAACATTGCCAACGCCATGAGCCTGGACCGAAGACATTATCGCATCACGAAGTTCGTCCCTGATCTCCGACAGTTCTTTCTCAGACAGACGTGGTTTTCCATTTGGATCTTCACCATCTCCCTCAGTGTCATTGCCAGCATCAGATTCCAGGTGCTCATCAAGCACTTGAGATAACAGACTGTCGATAGAAATTTTCTCTGCATCTTCCATGAGCTTCTCGTAGATCTCTTCCGCAGACATGTCTTTGAATTGCGGATCAAAGAGGCAAGGAAATGTGGTGATTCTCTCGCCGATCTTGAATTCAATCAGATCTCGGTTGACTGCATAGTCAGCAGCAATATTCCAAAGTTGGGCATTGCGACCACCGCAACGTCCGCTTTTGCCCACATGTTCATAGACAGCATGAAGAATTTCATGTCCTATTAAGAAAATCACTTCTCGAGGTTTGAGCATGTTGACAAATTTAGAATTGTACCAAAGTGTCCGCCCATCGGTTGCGGCAGTGGGACACCAGTCAACATCACTCACCAGCCTTAAGCGAGATGCAATATTGCCCCAGAACGGAGTGTGCATAAGCATCGCAATTCGCGCTACTATGATTGCTTGTTCTGCTTGGCTTTTCTCGGCAGCAGTAGGTTCGCCTTTGATTTTTTCCAGCAACGTTGGATCATTGATTTTGGATTTAGACGTCATCTGTGGTTTTCCTTGAATGGTCGTACTTTAGTAGGTAGTAGACTTTAACTTGTTCCAGCATTTCTTTCAACACCAAATCATTCTCTGCTTGCATTCTGATCGAGTGCCAAAGCTGACTCTCTTTCATGGAATTGCGTAGCTTAGATATAGTATTTGGGTCTACCATTTCTTAAACTTGAGTGGCCTTAAGGATCAATGAACCAAAGCGTTCATGGAACTCCTTAAAGTTGGTCAGTTTAGAAGGCGTGAACGGAAGGTGATACTGTTGCAACATGACGCGAATTGCCATCACCATCACTTCAGTCGTCAAACAATCCATAAAGAACCGTAGCACATTGTCTGCCTTGTTGTACCAGTTTTTATCCTTTTCGTCGTGTGCTGCCTTGAGTTCATAAGCACAGGAAATTGCCAAAGAATACATCGCAGAGATTTCTTTGGTTTTCAACTCTTTGACTTTTCCTCCCAGCACATCCTTCGGATTTGGAAGGTTCGATGAATTCTTACGGTGAGCTAGGAACTTCAATGCCATCCCCTCACCGACGGTGCCTGCAATCAAATCCGCAATCACAGATTCGTCGAGTTGCGGGTCTTTTAGGAATTCTGAAACGAATTCCCATGAACGAGGAGTAGCAAAGGATCTGCTAGAGCTTTTTGGATCGAAATCAAATAGACTGTTCTTGCTAAACTCGATAAAGCTCACTACGTCTGGGTGGATTTGATTATCCATTGCCCAGCGTGACCAAGAATCTGCGTCAACTCGCAACTCAACGTGAACAAACCGATTGGCTAGTGGAGCAGGTTGACGATAAGTCACGCCCCTATCTGAGTCTCGGTTACCTGCAGCGAAAATTACACAATTCTCAGGGAGCTTGTATGTCCCAACTCCTCGATCAAGGACTAGTTGATATGCCGCAGCTTGTACAGAAGGCGCAGCTGAGTTCATTTCGTCGAGGAAAAGGAACACCACAGGGTACTTGGACGCTTCCTCTTCCGTAGGAAGATCGACCGGAGGAGCCCATTCCATCTTATTGGATTCTTTGTTATAGTATGGAATACCTCGGAGGTCGGTCTGTTCACATTGCGAAAGACGCACATCATAAAACCTACCGCCCATCTCAGCGCAAAGTTGCGCTACCATGGAACTCTTACCTACACCCATCGGACCCCAGATGAATACTGGTCGCTTAATACGAGCACACGAACGCAACACTTTCATAAGTTGTTGACCAGTCACAGTACGGGTCGTTGAAATTTCAGCCATTCTGGTTTCTCCTTGATTAAATGAGAGGGTTTGGTGTTGGTTATCACCGTTATCGAGCATTGTACAGAAATTTAGGTAAAAGTCAACTAATTTTTTATTTCACTGATTTGAAAAGAATTTTTTTTAACAAAAACACCGACTCGGTACAGACTAACGGCAAGAGCTTGTTTGTCCCAGTTATCAAAGCAGCCCTCTTAGACCGACGAAATTCAATCGTCGAAAAAATGTGCCAACATCAAATGTGGATTTTTGATCCAGTCTTGTAAGCCTTCGTTTGCTTTTGAATCGTACACTTTTTTAAATAGAAAGCTGAATAATTGATCGGGACTATACTTGGTGAGATCAAACGGGAGGTGCATTCCTAAATCAATGCCTTTCTTTTGAGCTTCAATCTGAAGGTTCTTCAAGCCGACTTTTTGTGACTGTGTAATTCTGTTATGCATGCAGAAAACTGAAGCAATGGACAATGCCATGTGTCTATGCATGAATAGACCTCTCCAATAGCACATTTCGTCGCCAAAAAGAACTGGTTTAGGACTTAGTAAGCTAAAGGTCATTTCCATTTCAAATGGTTGCATAGTCATCTATTCCTCTAAAGTCTACATTGACAGAACCAGATACAAGCAGTGCCTTTAGTTCAGGGCAAGGTACATACCCCATTGTCATGTACTTGATTGTTCTCGAAACCAAAGAAGGTGCAACTTTTAAAACCCTAAGAGTTTTGGTGTTTATATCTTCTAAGGTGTGCTCTCCAAAAAGAAATTGCTTCCCGTCAGTCAAGACCTTACATACTTCAAAATCAAATGTATCAAGCACTTTCTGAGGGCTGTCGAAGAATTCTTTTTGTATCAGCTGAACGATATGTTTAGAATTATTGTTGAGAATGGTAATAGCGTTTGGTGAAACGTGAAGAATATCCCACGTTTCAAGAGTTTTAACTTCAAATTCAATTAAAGGCCAGCTACCGATGCTTGTTTCACGGTTTTTCTGGTGGGTCATTTTTTCTCTTAATCTATCAAACGATTCTTGATCTTTGAACCAAACATCAATGTCTGAATCCCCGACAGGAAGCCCTTGATACCATTTCAGTGCTGCTCCACCCGCAATCCAAGGACCTCGCTCCATGTCTGGAGCAATTAACTCAACAATCTCTCGATCGTCTGCATGAATCATTTTAACCTCATGAAAGTTCTAAACTACCATTAAAGGACTATCGATTGCATTTCCAATTCCCTGTTGTTTCTTGATAAAATGAGAATTGATTTTTCTTTCCACTGATCGCTAAAACTAACGCTTTAAATGTCTCTTTGGGAGGTAATGTTTGAAGTGTTGACACCACGTTCAAACATTGAGAACAGTTTCTCAAATTCTAGATTATAGATCTCTTTCAATCCAATTAGCGCATTGGCGACTTTATCGTTTGTCCAATCGCGATCTAACACTCCTTCAGAAATTGAACCCAGGTGATCCACAAGACCCCAACAGGTCATGAGTTGTTGTTCAAATTCAAACCGATCAAATTTTTGCATCGTCTGTTTCCTTTCCCAAAGTTAAATTTTTTGCGCTCTGTGGACAAACAAATTCTCCCCAGTTGAAAAATTATACTCCAACTGGGGAGACAATTGCAACGATTTAATCAAAGATTAAAATACCTTCTGCTTTGGGCAAGAAAATACTTTTTTTCTCTTTCTTCCAAATCAAAATTATTTTGTGATTGAGAAAGATACATTTCCAAATCGCTGCGATACTTTAGACGATCTTGAAACCAAGAAATAATTTTGGAAAACATATTTAATCTCCTTTATTCGATTGTTAGTTTTCTAATTGTTTCCTGCGGTTCGTTGCGTTTGATGTTGATGTGAAGTAAACCATCCTCGAGTTTAGCGGATGTAATTTCATCACCATCACTTAACTGCCACTTACGGACGAATTGACGTGAAGCAATACCCTTTACAAGATATTTTTCGTCCGTTTTTGTTTCCTTTTTTGCAGCGATTGTAAGAACGTTTGTTGAATTTACTTCAATAGTAATTTCTTCTTTCTTAAAACCAGCGACAGCAAGAGAAATTACATAACCATCTTCAGTTTTAATAATATCGTATGGTGGATAGTTTACTGAACGGATTCCAACAGGGAACGTTTTATCGAGCGTTTCAAACGCTCTTTCAGCATCTAACCACATTGAATTAATATCAGAAATCCACTTGTCAATGTCTGTTACTGTGTTTTTGAAAAGGGTTGGAAAGTATTTTGTCATAATAATATTCTCCTTTGAGCAATATTGTTTTTATAACTTCTATAACATCTCCACCACGGCTGATGTTATAGTTTCTCAATAATTTGTTTTAGTGCTCTTTGAGCCACTCCAACAAATTATCTTGAATACTTTTACCTACACTAAACTCTTCTGTATTTATAATTGCAACACGTTTCCATTTATTTACATTATAAAATAAATTTTCCATATAAATTCATATAAGTAATACAAATCTATAGAACACCAACCAAACTAGCTGGCGACTGGAAAATTCTGAAAACCGACTCATCTGGAACCGGAACCCGATATTTCAATTTCGAGTTTTTGACCCAAGAATGTAGTTCTTTCCAGTTATTGACCAAAGGTATCTCGGTTTCCTTCCATAGGTCCTCTAGATACGATA